ATCGAAGAAAATTGGCTTGGTTGTCTTTGGTGTATCGGCGAGCGTGGTCGGCGACGTTAACGAACGCGCCGCTGGCTGGGTTAGCTTGCCGGATAGCGGCCTTGCGGCCTTTGTCGGTTTCCAGATTGAAGCGCTCGGGGTCGGTGCTGGGGTCGCAGCCCCACCAGATCATGGCGAACTCGGGGTCGTTGATCTCCCCGCTGAACCACTTCTTGCCGTATTGGTGTAGCTCGCCGGCCGGGGTGTCTAAATCCCAGCCTGGTGTCGAGGTGGCCAAGAGCAGGCTGTCTTCCCGCTTGGCGCAACCGTTCTGGATGACGTCCCAGAGGGCGCGGTGTTCCCGCGTGGTGAGAAGGTGGATTTCGTCCATCAACGCGGTGCTGATCCGGGCGCCGTCGTTGCTTCCGCCCACCGACGCGACGCGGTAGGCGTAGCCGGGGCCGTTCCGCTGGCGAATAACTTCATCGAAGAACTCGAAGCGGGCTGAAAGTTCCTCGGAGTTACGGATACAAGCCTTCATGTCCCCAAACACGAGCTCGGCCTGCTTATCGGTGGAGGCGGCGACAGGCAGCACCGGGGAGCGTTGCGAGCACAGCTGGAATAGCCCAACCCAGGCCGACAGGGCCGATTTACCAAAACCCTTCGGACCCTGAATGTAGATCCGGCGATACCTGCGCCGGCCGTATTCGTTCTGGGCGAAGATGTAGGTGAGCAGGATTTTCTCGAACGTTTCGAGGACCACCGGCTCGCCCTCGTGGTCGCCTGGCCCGTACGTGCAGTAGCGCTGAATAAATTTGATTGCGCGCGCAGCGTTGTCAGGGCTGCCCGTTGGTGGGGGCTCAGGTATCGGGGGAGCTATCAGCGGGCGCGGCACTCCCTCCGGCCACGGGTGCTGGAAGGAGGACGAGGTCGCCCCGGAAGTCTGTGGTGTCATCGTCATCCTCGGTGAGTTCGTTCAGGGTCTTGGCTTGCTCGCTGAGCACCAGGCCGAGCCGCAACCGGCTTAGGGGGCCGATGCCTAGCTGGGCTTCGTCCAAACGGATTTGGGCGTCCAGCGCCGAGCACAGTGAGTAAATCGGGTTGGTCTTCGGCTGCCCGGTCGATCCGGTGACGATGGGGTTACGGTCTGCCTCTGCGCTCAGCCGTGAATGCCTGTCGAAGTTTTTAATCCATCGGATGACCACGGCGCGGTCCGACGTGCGTACAGCGCGGGATACATCATCAGACCAGTAGTCCTCCCAGGCTGCCACTGCCTGCTTGGATAGGCCGCGCGGCATCGTCGGCCGCTCAACGCGGTTCGCCAGGCCGAGCCGCTTGGTCACGCGGTTTATGCGGCGTTCAGGCGTTTTCGGCGGCGGTCCTGGGGACATCTCATCTCCTTACGTGAAACAAACTGGCGTACGACGCCCACGGTTGCACGAGGCGTGCTCAGGGCCGACATGCCGCCTGGGGGCCGAGTCGTTGTCGTTCGAGTCACTGTGACCCAAATCCCAAGCATCCCCGGGCCGGATGGGTTTACTGCACCGCCAGCACACCACCATGCCGGTGGCGACTTGTGGCTCGAGCCGGGCTCGCATGTCGGTGTGGTTTTTGTCGTAACCGCGGGCGTATGTCGTGCCTCGGGTGCGGTCATTAGCGCGCCGGCAATCGTCGCACCGCCCGCGAGAATCCGTGGTCAGTTGCGGACAGCGATTGCCCGGTGTGCCCAAGCATGGTCGTGGTCTCGTGTTCGCGCGGGCCTTCACTGGCCCTCGATGTGTTGGTCGACCGTCGCGTGATTGGTCGCTTGGACGCCGTCGAGAATTCCACCCGCGCTGAATGCAGCTTGTGCCTGTTCCTGCGCGGCGACGACGGTTAACGGGTTAGTTGGCTCGGTCATGAGATTCCTTTTCCTTTGGGGGTTTCGGTGTTAGATGTGCTGGTCGTCAGCCCAGCTGGGGTGAGCTGCGTGGAAGGCCAACCAGTCGCGCTTGGCCTCCACGAGGAGATTCCGGCACACATATAGCCGCACATCTTCGGCGTCGCCGTTCATCTCGACTTGGCCCTCGGCCGCGCGATCGGCGAGTGCGTCGCGAGCCTCTTCGAAAGTGCCGCCGGTCTGTTCGGCGAGGGTCCGGGTCGCGAGGTTCGCAAGTAAGTCGCGCTCCTCGGTGGTCAGCGGTCGATCGAACGCTGTTGTCATGGTGCGCTCCTTTGTGTTACGGGGGAAGCATTTTCGTCGGGCCAACGTTTTCCGTTAATCTCGGTCAACCGTTCCTGCGGCGATTTTGGCCTGGGCGGTTCCGCCGGCCACCGGCGGCCCATCGTTTCGATGAGTGCAACGTGACCAGACTTGGACCTCTGGATAGAAGGCCCACTGCCCGTCCGCACAAACAACTTTCGCAGCTCATCGCGATTATGCAGATCAATGATCTCGGCGATTGGAGCGTCGGTGAAGCGTGCCAGCGACCTAAGTGCGGCGGTGCTGTCGCGAGTGGAGGCGCTGCTTTGCAAATAAGCTGGCGTGTTCACGGGTGCCACATCGATAAGACGCGCTTGCAAGACCGTCCTCAATGGCTGTCCATCGGTGAAACCCCAGGAATCGTCATAGCACCGCATGGCAAAACTCGATTTCGAAACATCCCCGCGGCCAACCATTTCGAGGACATCCGACCGGCATTGGGGTAAATCGACCAGGTACTCGAGGCCGGTTTTATCGACGGAAAGTTGTAACGTCCCTCCTTCGACTGTGCCAAGCAAAAAATCGTCCGAATGGTTGTACCTGGCTATGACCCCCGGCCACCCGTCGCCCTGAGTTTTGTTGAAGCACCTTCTGTCGATCTGCTCGATGAAGCCGCCCAGGGGCTCGGACTTGACGTCGAACACTACTGCGTAGCCGCCGATCTGACGGCTGGGTCCGGATTGAGATGACCGCAGCTGGACGGGTTGACTGACCTGACGCTGTTCGATGTCCGGGAGCCACCCGGCTCGGTTGTGGGAGATTTCTCGCATGTTTCGGTATTTCCTTTCGTTGATTCGCATTTCAGGTGGGCTGCCGCACTGTGCCCGCAACGACACCGTGCGGTCGCTGGCGTGGCGGAAGGTTGTCGACCCACTCGGCGCAGCGGGTTAGCGCGGGGCATCGGGAGCACAAGCCGAGCGCCTGGTCGTGGCGGGCGGTCACCGTGTCGAAGTCCTCGCCGGGAGCTGGCGGGTCAAACAGGGTATGGCGGCCTCGGCAGCGTGCGCCTGGCAGGCATACCGCGGTGCCAATGGCGTCGAGGAGGGCGGCGAGCTGGCTCATCGGTCGACCCGCTGGCCGTGCAGCCGAATGCCCGCGATGTCGCCACGGTCTTTTGCGCCGTTGCGGGTGCGGCGTTCGATGCGGTCGTCGTCAAGGGCAGCGGCGAGGGCCGCAGCAATGGCGGTTTCGAATCTGGTTCCAGCTTGTTTGGCACTTCGGCGGGATCTGGTCAAGGTCTTGCTCCTCGAACCAACGCACTCCAGCCGGGTAACCCCACGGGGGCGTATCTGGCATCAAGCTCGGCGCGCCATCGCTCCATATCGGAACTGGTGATTTTGGCGCGCTGCTGCGCCCAATAATCGGCCGTCCGTTTGGCCCTGATGCGGTCGGCGGATTCCGGCCTGCATTTGTGGCGTACGCAATGCCCGCATAAACCGGTGACGGTCCTGCCGATCGGGCGGGGGCACATCGAACAGGTGGCGATGGTCATGCTGTCTGCTCCTTGTTTCGGGCGTTGTTCAGGATTTGCTGGACGCGATCGGTATAGCCGGGAGTGTGGACGGTTGGGGCACCGGGCGGCGAGGGTTGCTTCTCACCCGGCGGTGTGGGCTGCTCGCCGTGTTTTGCCTTGGTCGCCATCTGGCACCAGTGGCACGGTTGCGGTTTATCGGCGCACACACAGCCCGAACGCCTGGATGGATCGTGGTGCTGATGTAGCGGTGTAGCGGATGTAGCGCTCCCTGCGGGAGGCTGTCCCAGGTCGTCGTCGGGTTGGGTAGGGGTCTGTTTGAACCCGGCGAACCCGGCGAACCCGGCGAACCCGGCGGTATCGGGCTGTTTTCGCTGGTCACCGGGTTCGTCAGGTTCACATGCGGTTGACTTGTCGCCCAAACCAACCTGGCGCACCCGGTTATTGCTGGTAGATAGGTTTTTGTCGTCAGGTTCGCCGGGTTCGTCAGGTTCGTCGGGTTGTTTAAGGGGTGCTATTCCAAGTCGACGCCACACAGGGTGGAGTTGTGACCACAGGTAGCCACGCGGCGGAGCACCACCGCGTCGGATTGATGTCACCTTCGCGGCCTGGGTGACGAGTCTGCCCAACCGTGTCTCAGTCAGCGCTTTGCCGTAGCCGCTTGCGGCGCCCCAGTAGTCGGGATTGTGGAAGATCAGCTTGCTGACAAGTTCGCGGGTCGGCATGAACGTCTCGCCGTCGGGCCAGATCGCAAATAGGTCAGTCAGCATGACCATGCCGGGCGGTTGCGTCTTTATCCCGGCCTCACGTTCGGCCTCATCCTCGGCGAGACTCTTGCCGATCAGTCGGTCAACGATCGCGGGCCATTCGCCGCCGGCCGCTACCGCGACCCGCTTTAGTGGGCGCCATTTCTCTTTTGATCGACCGATGCACCCGGTTGGTAACGCGACTGCCGACCCTTTTACGGACGCTCGCACCGAATCGGCCCACGTTGTGATCTGTCCGCGCAGGCGCGCGGCCTCATCCTCGATCAGTTCCCAGTCGGAATCCTCCACCGTGCCGTCGAGATCCGGCATCAGCAGGATGCGGATCGACCGGGAAACAGTGTCGGGGGGCAGGTTCGGTGAGTTACCCGCCATTGCAACGGGAGCGTAGGTCGACATCTCCTTTGCTTCCCAGCCGCCGCCCTTGATAGGAACGAGGACCGGCCGCGTTGCGCCGTAGCGATATCCGGAATTGATGATGCCGATTAGTTCCCCAACGCCGGGTTTGTCGGGGTGAAGCGAGCGGTCTACTTCATCGAGCAGGAGGGTGCGCATCGAGAATTCAAGCAATCGCGGTATTAACGCTGGCGACGACAACGTGGCGGCCTGGACTGGGTTCTCACACAGCCGCTGCAGATGGTCCAGCACGGTGGTTTTCCCGCTGCCGAAGATCACCGAGTCAACCTGCAACCGTGGTGTCGTGTACAGCTCGACGACGAGGTGGGTGTGTGCGGTCCACAGCGTCAGCAGGTTCAAGTCATCAGGATCAGTGACGCGAATAAATCGGCCGTACCACGCCGCGATGCGGTCGAGGATTTCAGCGCCGCTGAGGTTGTCTTCAGCATTCCATTCCCGCAGCTCGTCGGCGCGGTCGATATCTTCAGCCATCGCTACACCGCTCGCTTCAGCCAGGGGCGGTCTTGAAAGAAGGTGGCGCGCTGCCTGATCTCCCGGCTCACGGCCGACCAGTCGGCAGCACCGGAGATAGCGCGGCTTGCTTCGGCATGTGCCGCCTGAGCCACCTCTTTACGAAGTACGTGGTGCTCGCCTTCCGCAGCAAGCGCCAACAGCTTTCGCGGATCGACATCGGACAGCGACGTCCAGGCTGGTGTACCCGCGAGCGCCAGCGGACCCACATTCGCTTGGGCGAGAACAGCTTCGAGAAACTCGTGAACAGGCCACCACGACACTTGTTGAGATTCAACGGTGCGGCTCATCGGACACCCTCAACACGGGCGCGGCAGGTCGGGCCTCGGCCGGCGCGTTTCGATTCAGTGGCAGTCAGGTAGCGGCCACAGACATCACACCTCAAAGCGAGCCGGAAGTGCCCATTAAATAGGGCCTGCCATAGCGGATCGTCAGAAGGTGCTTCCCCTGTGGCCTCTAGGCGACGATGCGTCTTGGTCTTCGGGCGCCCATTGACGTGCGAATAGGACGGTATAGTGGTCATTGAAACTTCTCCTCGCTTTGGTCGGTGAGTGAGGGTTCAGAAGGCCTCGGGGCTGCAATCCCCGGGGCCTTCACTAATTTCGGGACGGTCTGCCTCGCAGCGCTCGCACCGACAATCGGGGTGTGACACGCGGTGGACGGCCCGCTCACCGGTCGGGTCACTCCGGGTGAGCAAGTGACGCCGCTGCTCGACTGTGAACGGCGCGGTGCGCAGGAATTTCTCGAAGGGAAACCCTTTGTCGTCTCCCGCGTGGTGCTGGAACTGCCGAACCAGGCGGGAGACCTTCGACGGCGCCATCTCAATTCCCCAGTCACGAAGTAACTCGTGGGCGCGCTTGATTAACGTCTCGGCGCTCGTGATTCCGCCGGATGTTTCGAGGTCGGCCAGCAGGCCGGGTGGACCCATTAGGCGACACCCACACCCGCGGACTGACTGAGCCGACTAACATATGCCGCAAGGGAATCCGCGGTTATAAAGCTACGCCGGCCGATGTTCACCTTGACGACCTCACCGCGGTTGATCAGGTCGTACATGGTGGTGTGGCCGATGCCGCCGAGCCACTGCTCGCGTGCTTCAGGGATCGAAACCAGGCGCTTTAATTCCGGTGTCAGAGTCATATCGCTCTCTCCGCTTTCGTTTCGCTGCATCCGCTGGTGTTTCAGCGGCTAGTGCTATAGTGCAGAGCTAAGTGCAGAGTCAGCAACATTGCAGCCCGTACCGCGACGGAGGTGTTCTAGTCATGGCAGGTAGCCGCCACCGCTTTAGGGATGACGCGGTGGTTGAGTCTGGCCGATTTCGATTCGTTGTCTCGGGTGAATACGTGCCGTTCGGAACCGACGAAGACGCCGCCCGCTTCGCGAACGATCAGCCCGCGTCATCGATTAGATGGCTGCCCACGTGGGTCGAATTCGAACTTGGCGGTCTAGACGAACCGGATTTCTACTGCACTGTCGAGTTACGTGACGATGTACCACGCGTCGTCGAATTGGGCTGGCGGTCAACAGAAGAT